CTTCATTTTTTTAGGTTTTGACTTTATTTTAAAGTCACCTTCTTGCTTGACCTCGACGGCCGCTTTTTGTTCTGCCATAATAAAATATAATTAAATAATTAATAATTAAGCCGTAGGAAACATTCCTTCTTGGCCTTTGTTTTCAAAATCTATAGGTAATAAATCATTGTTTCTTTGATCTATCATTTCACTTTGCTGTGTTCCTTGGATTTTAACTCTTTTGTCTTTTCTATCTTCTATATCTTTTTCTTTTCCTTGTTCTGCTTGCATTTTCATTTGCTCTAATTGCAATTGATAATTAAATTCTTCTGCCATTAATTGGCGTTTAATTTCTGCTTCAGTTTGCATTCTTTGAATTTCAAATTGAGATTTACCTTGTTCAATTTGTAATTCTTTTTCAGTTAATGCTTGTTGTTTTTGTAATTCTAATTCAGCTGCTTTTTCTGCCGCATCTGCATTTGCTTGAGCCGTTAGTTGAATTTGACGTTCTTGAATTTGCTGATCTCTTTGTTCTTTTTGCTTACGTTTTTGTTTTAATAATTGGTTAGCTAATTTTAAATTACGTATTTGCCTAATATCAATTGCATCTTCTAAATCGATACCACCACCAGATAAAGCAACTTGAATATTTTGTTCTAACTGAGCTTTTTCTTCTTCATCTGGTTCTAAATCTAAAAATATACCAAAATCATGTAAAGATAAATAGTCAATTTCTTTTAAAGTTTCTGTATCAAAAGTAGAAATACTTTCTTTTAATGCATTAGCTGTTAAAGGATATTCTAACATATCACTAATTTTTTTAGCAATATTTTCACATGCTCTTAAAGTTAACCATAAACTAGCGTTATTAATATGTTTGGTAGCAATATTGGATTGTTGTGCTGCAATTTTTTGAAGACCAACTAAAGTATCTCTGTCTGGTAAACTACCGTCTCTAGCTTCATTTAATCCGGTCACATCTCTTATCATTTGTAAATAATAATTATATGTCTGGATTAAGCTTTGAATTTTTGCTTGTCCTGAATTAGTAGCTAGTTCTTGTACAGGGATTTTTCCTCTATTTAATTCACCATCTTGTGTTAAAGATCTACCAACAACTGAACCAGTTTGGAAATACATATTTAAAGCTTCAGCTGGATTATAATTAGTACCATTTCCTAAATCAACCTCAGCAAGTCCATCCATATCTAAAAATACACCATCTGGTACTATTCGAGCTATAACTTGTTGAAGCTTTAAATGTGTTAACTGAATCATATCAGCAAACCCAGTAATTCTACTTACAATAGAATCAATACGCCCTTTATACATTCTAGGTGCACAAATAGCATAATTCATTTCTACTTTAGTAGTGTCAGCAAAAGGTCTTGTCATATTTTCAGCCATCTCCCATTGTAACATAGTATTAATTCCCAAAACCTTAACTCCTTTATATAATACCTCTATACTTCTACCTACTCTTTCAAAATTATCATTTTCAGGTGGATTAAATGTATCAGGTTTTTCTAAAGCTTTTTGTAATCCATAAGGAGTTTCTTTTATTTTAAACACTTGATCGGTATAGGTTTTATATTCAAAATATAATACTTGTATTGAATTTTCATCAAATGCTCCATTACCATATAAATAATTTCTATTTCCTTTTTGTTGTTGGATTTTTTCTAATTCTTCATTGGGAATATTAGGAAATTGCTTTTTAAGTTCTGGTATTGTAACAGCCTTTACTTCTCCTATATAATATATATCTTCAAAATTTGGGTCTTCTGTATAAGAATATATCATATAAGCCGGATCAACATAATCCACTGTAATACCATTAGCTAGATTAAAATTAGTTTTACATGAAGCAATTCCACATGTAACTAAATCATAATTCATTCTACGTTTAATTAAATCAAATCTATTTTGATCTAATATTTGGTTAATAGCTTCTTCTTCAGCAATTTCTATAGCTTGTTTATAGCTTAATTGCATATGAAGCTCTAATTCTTCTTTAGTAGTTGGTAATTCTTCTTGTGATATACTAGTACGAGACAAATCAGAACCAAGTTGATCAGTAATTTGTTTCATCGTATCTTTAGCAAATATATCTTCTGCTAAACTTTTAGCATAATTAGTTCTTTTATTTAAAGACTCAGGATCTTGAGCATAAGCGTTTATATCATAATCTTTTGCAGAAATCCCATTAGCCAGAATATCTACAAATTTAGATATAATAGGTACAGGTTTCCAATCTAAATTAAGATAAGATAAGTCGCCATTAATAGATAATTCATCTTTATATTTTTGTACAGGTTGTTCGCCTCTTGCATATAATCTTAATCTATTATAATTATTCCAAGTAGTTAAATATCTATTACCATTAGTACGACCTTGACTAAACCACTCGTATTCAATAGCTCTAGCTACTTGTTCTCCATATTCCCAGCTTGATTTCTCTGCGTCACTTACTACTTGACTCGGAAAAGGACTATTAGTATTATAGTTTATCTTCATTTATTGTATAATTTTGGATAGTGCTCCTGTATTGTCGTATCTTTTAATTCCTAAATCGTATTCTTGTTTAATAAGCTTAGGAACTGGTCTATACTTGTTTTTATTACATGCCATGATTGCTAAGCCTGAACTAATCGAGGCATCATGTTTAGTTCTATTATTAATATTAAATTTGCTCCAATCATCTAAAGTACGTTGAAAATATACATCTCCATAAGTACCATCTTCTTTTAATCCTGCATATTCTTCTATATAAGATTCAATTGCAGCAGCATGTGCTTGTATAATATCTTGGCTTGAATTGGGTATACCACCTATTTCTCTTTCAGTAACCGATAATTTATTATATATTTTATCTGGTCTATTCATTGCGTAACCTCTATAACCTCGTCTTTTAAAATGATATAATAATCTTGGTTTATTATTTTCACATAGTATAGGCATTCCATAAAATATACATGCCATTAATACGTCTTCAAAAAAGGTTTCAGCTGTTTGGGGTCTAGCAATATATTCTAAGAAAAAATGATGTGGAGGTACATCTTCCATACTAAATTTAGTTAAACCATGCAAAGATCCATTTGAACCTCTACCGTCTACTGTTCCTGATATATCATAAGGATCACAACCAAATGCTCCCAAATTTTCATTAGCAGGATACTTTTTCCCTAATTTTTTTATAATATTATTTTGTAATCTAGCGGGTGGAACCCAAGAAACAAAAAACCTTCCATTTTTATTTGGAATGAATATTACTTCTGAATCTTTTATTCCTCCAACCCATTGAAAAGATCCCTGGGTTATAACACTACTATGTCTTAAATCAGCATTCCAATCTATTTGCTGGTATATTTTAGTTAAATTAAATAAAGAATTTTTGGATTCATCTCTAAAAGCGTGCTTAGTAGTTCGTGGGAATTGTCTATAAAATTCATTTAATGCGTCTTGATCTTCACTTAAACCATCTACTTCATTTTGCCAATAATCTAATACTCCTAATTTAATTTTTTGCCCATGAGGGTCTTCATGTGGGGTTTTGGGTGTTTCGAATACAGGTAACCCATAAGCGTTAATGTATCCTTCGTAGTTCCATTCCATAGGTATGAACAAACTATATAATCCTGAGCGAGTCTGTCCATTGGCGTTTCTTTTTGTAACATCTGAGCTTTCATATAGTTTTTTAAAATTATCACCACCTTTATCTAAGGCATTTGAGGTAGATCCCATCATACATTTTCCAATAATTCGACTACCTAACCGTAAACATGTTTTAGTAACCCTCCAATTATTTAATATATTGCTAGGCCTTTCCCATTTTCCTGATTCATCATGTACTAATAGTTTTAATTTTTCACCATCATAACTATTATCACCTGTATTTTTCCAATCTATAGTAGTATCCAGGCCTTCTAATTCCTCAAGTACTTCGCCAGTTATAATCTTTCTTCTAGTAAATTTAGAAGCTGGAACCCTATATGCTAATTCTGTTTTAGGTCGATCCATACCATCTTGAATCGGTTTAAAAAAG